GGGACCGATCATCAGCCGCCTGCCTTGATGATGATGGCCGGATAGCGATTGTCCGCCTTCTTGGCCGCGGCGCGATGATGTTCACTGCGATGGGATGTCGAGAGGAGACGCTGCGCGCCAGCCAGAGCGGGCCGATAGCCGAAGGCGATCTCGGCAAAGGGAAAGCGGTTCCTGGCCGCAGTCGCCGTCAGCTCGTACACGCCGTCGGGTGCCTGAAGGCTCGCGCCGGCCTCGATCTTCCGGGCGTACGGTCTCGCGTCGATGATGATGATCTCAGATCCTGGCTTGATCACGGCGGTGCGCTCGAGCTCGGGCACGTCGACCTTCTCCCCGTTTACGAATAGCCAGTGATCGTCCCGGTAATGACCACCCTTGTCCGGCCCGACGGGCGAGCGCCTCAGCAGCTCCTCGTAAATCCAGTCGATGACTGGCGCGATCCGGCTGAACTTGAACATGATCACACCGCCCGGGCGGACGTGCTCAAGCGGCGCGCCCTCGGCGCCATCGACGAACTGCCGATAGGGAGCCGGCGCTTCCGCCATGACCTTCGCCAATTCCTCCCGAGCGACCCGGGCCGTGATCGCCGGCAGCGCCGCCACGCCGTATTTGCCCTTCAGCTGGACGATCCGCTGGGTGGTGATCGGATTGGAGCGGCGCATCAGCCGGACACGACTAGGTTGATCCGGATCAGCACGTTCTGCATGTAGACCGGCGCGACTGCCTTAACCGCGCGGCGCCGGCCGCCGATCAGAGCGCTATCCTTTGACATCGGCAACCGCGGGTCGCCGGCAACCGCCGGAGCATCGCCTGGCCAGCCGGCGTCGTTGATCTGCGTCGGCGAAATCACCACCCGGCTGTCGCCTTGCGCCAGGCCTGTGCCCGGCAGCAGCTCGTGCGGCTGATAGTCGGACACCTTCGCGCGGCAGGTAACATCGACGCTGCCCGTGGCGCTCTTGCGGGACAGAACGATATCCTCGCCGCGCTGCTGGAGCTGCCGGTCGAGCCGCGCGATCTCAGCTTGCGGGGTCACGGTCACACCACCGTGTAATTCATGTATGGCGCCAGCAGCTCGAGGACGTCCGCGGGGAACGCGCCATCACCGAGCGGATTGGCAAAATACTCGGTGCGTCCGACGTCCTGGATCAGATCGACACGAACGTTGAGATCCTGCTGGGTTGCAGACCAATAAATCTGGGCGAGGCGCGATGCCGCCTGCACGATGTCTTCCGGCACGATTTCCCAGCCGGCAGTGTATGCGACCTGGGCCTTGCGGCAGCGCCAGCTGATCCTAGTGTCGCTGAACAGGTGATAGAGCAACCCGGCGCCCTGATCGACCTCGTAGTCCGTCGTTCCGTCCAGCAGCACGCCATCGATCGTCACCGATGCGACGCTGACGATCGGGCGGCGGGATAGCACGATCGGCTCGACACGTTCATTGTCGCGAACATACGGCGGTCCCTGGACGCGATAATCGCGGGTGTGCCGGAAGACTTCGGTGAGGATTTCCTCGCGCAATGTCGGCGGCGTGGCGCCGGACCGAGCAACGCTACAAGCCGAAACGATCGCCGCTGAAACACGGGCGGCAAGCGCCAGCAGGGGGATATCTTGGCTGCTGTCCGTCATGCCGAGGGCGGCACGCAGCTGGGGCAGCGTTATGAGCGAACGGTCGGACGCCGCCGTGGTCACGCTGAGAGAGCTGCTCGACAGCATGGCACCACCGTATCGTATTTGGCGAAGAACCCCGGGCCGCTGGGGGCCCGGGGACTTATGTGGCCGATCAGGCCGGCGGGTTGGCCGTCGCCGCGATATGCGGATGGCCGAGGATCGCGATGCCGGCGAGGAACGCGTTGCCGGCGTTGTTGGTCGGCGTGACGGTGGCGCGGACATACCGCTTGGTGCCGATGTAGCCGATTTTGCGGGTCTTGTTGTCGTCGGCGAAGGTGAAGCTGCCCAGAGCGGTGGTGCCAATGAGGTCCGTGGCAGCTGGAACAGAGGTGTCGGACAGGCCGGAGTTGTCACCGTGCTCCATCGTCAGGGTGAATACCGCATCGGCATCGGCTTCGGTGCCGGTCACGAAGACGAAGGTCAGGCTGTCATAGCCCGCAGTATCGATGATGCTCGATACCCAGGGAGTGTTGTCGGCGGTGGCCGCAGCCGGCGGGATCGCCGACAGCGGGTTGATGTTGTTCATGAGATCACGACGCATTGCTCTTGCTCCTCTTAGAAGGGCTCGCCTTTCGAACGGGCTCGCCGAGCGGTGATGGGGAAATGTCATTCGCCGGTGTTTCCGGCGGGACCGGCGCGGCTAGGCCAGCCACTATGCGGGCTTCGCCGACATGGTCATCGACCTCGATCTCCTGCCCCGGCAGATACGAGAAATGCAGGCCGGCCCAGGAGACGAGGTTGATGACTTTCATGTCGGCCTCTCCGGTTACGAGGCGGCGTGCTGGAAGTACTTGATCGGGTGCGTGCCGGCATCGACCAGCTGACCATCCCAGCGCTGGAACGCGAGGAAGCCGGTCTGGTTGAAGTCGGCATAGCGCTCGACCAGGCGCAGCACCTGGACACCGGCCACACGGCGGATGAAGTAGTTCTTGAAGTCGCCGAACAGGATCGACTTCGCATTGGCGGCCGGGACCGCCATCTGCTGATTGATCTCGTAGGCGTAGCCGTTGATCGTATCCGGCTCCTTCACCGCGTAGCCGGGCAGCCACAGCGGCCGGTTCTGGCTGTCCTTCAGCTTCTTGATGATCTTCAGGGTCGTGTCGTGCATCATGAAGCGGGCGTTGGACCGATAGGCCGGGTCCACCGAGTGCTCGAGCTCGATCAGATCGTCGATGATCAGCGAGGTGGTTTCGCCGCTGGTGCCCTGGAAGCCCAGGGTTGAGGCAGTCACCACGCCGGTGGGCTTGCTGGCGCCGTCACCGGTGGTGAAGTGCAGGTTGGTGATCCGCGCGATGCGGGTCCCCAGCTTCTGCGCCAAGAAGCTTTCCAGGTTGAACGCCGAGTCCTGCAGGAGCTGATTGGCAACCAGCACCAGCTTGGACGTGTAGGTGTGGGCGTTCATCATCACCGAGCCGAAGGTGATATCCTGCGTGCCGACCTGGGTATTCTCGCCCAGGATCGCGCCGAGGTTGGCGGTGTCGTTGTCGGTCGGGATGGGCAGGCCGTTGCCGCTCTCGGTGTCGAACACGTTGGCGACGTTGACCATGCCGCCGAAAGCGAGCATGGCGTCGGTCATCTGCCCGTAGAAACCCTGCGGCACGGTGTAGCCGCCGGCGGTGTCCGGGGCGGTTCCCTGTGCATTGCGCGGCTGGGCGAAGCGCTTGGCCGCGATCGCGCGCTGCTCATCGTTCAGGCCGTTCATGCCGAAGCGCATATAGCTCCGGAAGGCGTCGGTCTCGTCGTGCTCCTGCTGCTCGGCCTCGGCGGCGGAGATGCCCTCGCGGCCGGCGCGACGCTCGACCCGCTGGCCGAGATTGGCCTCGATGTCGGCCAGCCGCTCCTCGCGGTCGATCTTCACCTTCAACTTGTCGGCGTCCGCCATGAAGGCGTCGAACTGCACCACCTGTTCGGCGGTCATGTCCTGGCCGTCGGGCACGGCATTCTGGATCGCCCGCGCATCGGCAACTGCCTTGGCGCGCGCTTCCCGCATTTGCTTGATCGTCATGATAAAAGCCTCCTTTGGGGCCAATAAAAAAAGCCGCTCGGGATGAGCGGCTTTGCTAAGCGCGGGGCGGGTGCCCGCACGCCAATTCAGTTGTGAGTTAGAGGTCGACCTCGGCCATCGCGAGGCGGCGGCGCATCGCGTTCATCCGTGCCTTTGCTGCAGCCGTCGCAGCGGGATCTGCTTCATCCGGATCTTCGCCGCTGATTTCGTCGCACAGGCCGATTGCCTTCGCCTCGTCGGCATTAAACCAAGTGCCATCGACGGCACCCTTCATCAGGCCAAGCATCTCACTAGGGTCTTTGCCGGACTTCTTGGCGTAGATAGCGGCGAGCTGCCCATCGAGCTTGATGAGAGTGTTTGCCGTATCGATCATCTCGTCGGAATTGCCGATCGCCACCGTCAGCGCCTTGTGGATCATCAGCATCGAGTTTGGCGCCATGATCATCTTGCTACCGGCAAGCGCGATGATCGATGCAGCAGACGCCGCCCAGCCTTCCACGGTGCAAGTAACGTCGGCGGGGTGGGATTGCAGTGCGGCGAACATCGCCAGCGCATCAAATGCCGAGCCTCCGGGGCTGTTGATCCTGACGCTGATGGCGGGGGCAGTGATCTGTGCAAGCTGCGACACGAAGTCGGCCGCTTGGATGCCCCAGAAGCCGATTTCGTCATAGAGTAGAACCTCTGCGACGTCCCCGGCAGAATTTCGGATTTCCAGCCTGTTTTCGGGCTTCCGATCGGTGATCGACCGGTTTTCGAAATGCTGGTTCCAGCGGGCGCGCATCGCCTCACGGTCAGCCGAATTCAGAATCAGTGCGGTTTTGCTCATGCTGGCACCTTCGGAGCTGGTGATTGAGGCGAAGCGGCGATGCTCTGCCCGGCTTTCGTGATCGGTATGGTTGCCGACTGGATAAAGAGCTGATCGCCGCCCTCGGCATCCGGAAGGTTTCTCTTCCTGCGGATTTCGTTCGGCGTCATGCCTGCGTTCTGCACCGCGCTGGCGAACAGCTCGGCCTGGGTCTTTGCGTCGAGCGCATTCAGCGCATCACGATTGAACTCGCAGTAATAGGGGCCCTTGAAGAGCTTGCGGTTGAGCTCGCCCTCGATGCGCGACAGGTCTTTGTCGAGCGAGAATTTGAGGAAGCCGATCGTCTGCTGCTCGATGCCGGTGCCCCAGCTCGTCGTCTTATCGGTCTCGCCGATCATGTGCGGCGGCACGCCGAAGATCCTGCAGATGTCAGAAACCTGGAAGCCTCGGCTTTCCAGCGTCTGGGCATCCTCGGATGTGATCTGCATC